CGCAGAAGTACCGTACAACATTGACTTTGGACTGTATGTGTATGTGCGAAACATGGAAGACGGTTTGCGAATCATTGAACAGATTCTTCCGTTTTTTGCTCCTGAATTCGTGGTTACTATAAACTTTGATACTATCAATAAAAAAATTGATGTTCCAATCTATCTGAATTCTGTGTCAACAGAAGAAGACTACGAGGGTGATTTTGAAACGCGGCGTAGTATTGTGTTTACGCTGAATTTCACCATGAAGACCCATCTGTTTGGTGCAGAAAAGAATTACAAGGAAATCCGCGTGGTTCAGGCTGGTATATGGAATGGTGAAATGTTCAGTGATACTTTTGTTGGTGGTATCTCATACGCACCAGGAAACACCACTGATACTCCTAATTACGCATACGCGCTTGTTGGTATATCTGGTCCAAGCGGAGCCAGTTCCAATCCCAACGACTATGACCCATACGCCAAGGTGTATCAGAATCTTTCTGGTGGTGGAACTACATACGCTGCGGCAATGGCTGCGGGTGGCTTGACGGTTGATTGGAATATCTGAGGAGTACAATATGAGTGGATTTGATAATATTGAGAAGGCTCTCGGAGCAGAGCCTGTGAAATCTTTTATTGTTCCTCCCCATGCAGTTCTTGCAAAGGTTGATCCTGTTCCTCTCACAGACGAGAAACTAGAAAAAGACCTGAAGACTGACTACGAGGTGGTACGAGAAAATCTAAAGGAACTTGTGGACATGGGCAAGAACGCGCTTGACGGCGTTATTGCTGTGGCACAGGAAGGCGATCAGCCACGAGCCTATGAAGTGGTTGCGCTAATGATCAAGACTCTAGCGGACACCAACAAAGAACTATTGGATCTGCACAACAAGGTGAAGAGCATCCGCAAGATAGATCAGTCGGTGACAAATAATACTACAACTAATCAGTCCATCTATGTGGGATCAACAAAAGAACTGCAAGACATTATTAATTCCGCTCGTTCATCCACCAAGGCTTTCAACAATAGACCTGATGTGCTTGAGTCTATAGTAGAGGACAAGAACGATGAGCAGTAAGAGCAACAAGTATCTTGGTAATGCCAATCTGAAGTCTGCGGGAGTAAATATCAACTTCTCGCCAGAGCAGATTGAAGAGTACATGAAGTGTGCAAACGATCCTCTATATTTCATTGCCAACTATGTAAAGATTGTTTCTCTTGACAAGGGATTGGTGCCATTCGAGCCGTATGATTTCCAAGAGGAAATGATTGAATCGGTTCACAAGAATCGCTTTGTTATTATGAAGTGTCCGCGTCAGAGCGGAAAATCCACAACAATGGTTTCGTATCTGCTGCACTACATTCTGTTTAATCAGAATATGAGTGTGGCTATTCTTGCAAATAAACTTAGTACTGCACGAGAACTGCTTGGTCGCCTGAAACTAGCCTACGAGTACCTGCCCATGTGGTTACAGCAGGGTGTAGTAGAGTGGAACAAGGGATCCATCGTGCTAGAGAACGGCTCCAAGGCATTGGCAGCGGCTACATCGTCATCGGCTGTTCGTGGTGGCTCGTATAACTGCATCATGCTTGACGAGTTTGCCTATGTTCCTCAGAATGTGGCAGAGGAGTTCTTTTCCTCCGTGTACCCCACGATTACAAGCGGTAAAGACACAAAGGTAATTATTGTGTCCACCCCCAAGGGGTTGAATATGTTCTACCGCCTATGGGTGAACGCAACAAAGAAGCCAGGCGAAGAAGGCAAGAACGAATACTTTGCTCTTGATGTGCATTGGCGAGATGTTCCTGGTCGAGATGACGAGTGGAAAAAGCAAACCATTGCCAACACAAGCGTGGAGCAATTCCGTACCGAGTTTGAAACCGAGTTCTTGGGATCCATGCACACTCTTGTGGCTCCTGAAAAACTCAAGTGTTTGGTGTACCGTACACCTGAGTTTATTAATAATGAAGGGCTACGAATATATCAGCGTCCTATTCCCGACCACAAGTACATCATGGTGGTGGATACGGCACGGGGACAGGGACAAGACTATCACGCCTTCTCTGTGGTGGATGTGTCGTGCATTCCGTATCGGGTGGTTGCCACATTCCGAAATAATATGTTGGCTCCCATGTTGTACCCCAATGCCATTTACCCCATTGCACGGCAGTACAACAACGCGTACACCCTTGTAGAAATTAATGATATTGGTGGGCAGGTTGCCGACATTCTTCACGATGAATTGGAATACGACAATATCATTTATGTTTCCATGCAGGGACGCAAGGGTCAGGTGGTGAACGGTGGCTTTGGAGCAAAAGGATCGTCTATTAACGGGGTGAAGACCTCTACAGCGGTAAAGCGTATTGGGTGCTCTATTTTGAAAAATTTGATTGAAGACACCAAACTCATTGTGGAAGACTTTAATACGGTGGACGAACTCACCACCTTTGTGGCGAAGGGAGATTCGTTTGAGGCAGAAGACAACCACCACGATGACCTTGCAATGACGCTTGTGCTGTTTTCGTGGCTGACTACCCAAGCCTATTTTAAGAGCATTACAGGCAGTGATATCCGAAAAGACCTGTACGAAGAACAAATTAAAAATTTAGAAGAAGAAATGACCCCTTTTGGCTTTGTGGATGACGGTGATTCTCCCGCTGCTATTGTGGATAATCATGGCACAGTTTGGCGCGGCGGAACTAACGAAAACATAGATATGGGGTGGACATTTTAATCCACCTGTGAATCCTTCAGAATAATACATACAATCAGAAGCGCAGTCACCACGAATTGACTTCTTCACGAAGGAGAACCCAAAATGGCATTTAGAGTAAGTCCTGGCGTAAGTATCAAAGAAATCGACCTGACCACAGTTGTCCCCGCTCTCGCAACCACTCCTGGTGGTTTCGCTGGCTACTTCCACTCTGGTCCTGCGGACGAAATCGTTACCGTAACAAACCAAAGCGAACTTGTCAGTATCTTCGGCAAGCCGCAGAACGACAACTATGTGGACTTCTTTACGGCAGCAAACTTCCTGTCATACGGAAACAATATGCAGGTGGTTCGTGTGCTTGGATCTGCTGCCAGAAACTCTACGGTTACGAAGGGTGGCACTACAGGTATTGCCACAGGCACCTTGATTATCACCAACTCCGTAAACTTTGGAGCAAGCGCAGGTCTTTCTGCATCCGCTCCCGCCGAAACAGGAGTCTTGTTTGCTTCCAAGTATGCTGGTGTTCTCGGAAACAGTGTGAAAGTTGTTGTTACAACTGGATCAGGAACCACCACAGGAGGGCTTTCTGCTGCCGCTTCTATGGGAGCCACCTCACTACTCATTAAGGCACCAGGTACTACTTTTGGATTTAGTGTGGGTGACGAACTCACATTTGCAGACGGAACATCAGTTACGGTAAGCGGTGTGTCTGGAAGAACTGCATCTTCTGCCGACATTTTTGGTGTTACTGGTACTGTGGCTGCGGGAGTCTCGGTTACACTGCAAACACTACTGCCCACGGCTCAAGCCATCAACGCAACATATACGCACAAGAGCGTTTACGCAAAGATGATTGGTTCCACCTCTGTAACCACTCCGTATGCAGCAGACGCAGGTGGATCGGGAGATCAGATTAATGTGATTGTTCTTGACAAAGACGGCACATTAACGGGAACAGTAAACACTGTGCTTGAGAAGTTTGAAGGCTTGTCTCGCGCAGAGGACGCAAAGAAGTTTGACGGCAGCAGCAATTACTACCGAACAGTAGTAAACGAGCAGTCCAAGTATGTTTGGGCACTAGCACGCGATGTTTCAGCCAACACAGCATTTACTGCCACCAAGACAAATTGGATTACGCTGGGTTCTTCTCTTGCACACCAAACACAATTGGCAGATAGTGTAAACTCTTTCCATCTAACGGGAGCCGTTTCTGGCGCACCAACAGTATCAGAACTGTACGCAAACGGATGGAGCAAGTTTGCCGATGCGGATGCAGTGGATGTGTCTCTGCTTCCAATGGGTAATGCCTCTGCCACTCTTGCACAACTAGTTGTGCAGAATGTTTGCGAGAAGCGTCTTGACTGCATGGCATTCGTTTCTCCAGCACAGAGCGATGTTGAAAATAAATTGCCGTATCAAGCCTTGAACAACATCAAGACTTTCCGCGACAGCACTTTCAGCATTAACTCATCCTACGCAGTCATCGACAGCGGTTGGAAGTACCAGTTGGACACCTACAACAATGTGCTTCGGGTTATGCCTCTGAACGCGGACATCGCAGGATTGGTTGCTCGTACTGAGTTCACCAACGAAGCGTGGTTCTCGCCAGCAGGATTCAATCGTGGTCAACTGAAGAATGTTGTTAAGTTGGCTTACAATCCATCTGCGGAAGCACATCGTGACGAGTTGTACAGTCGCCAGGTAAACCCTGTGGTATCGTTCCCAGGCGAAGGGGTAATCCTGTTCGGTGACAAAACCGCTCAGTCCCGTCCAAGTGCGTTTGATCGCATCAATGTGCGCCGTCTGTTTATCATTCTTGAGAAGGCAATTGCCACGGCTTCAAAGTTCTTCCTGTTCGAGCAGAACGATGCGTTCACTCGCGCTCAGTTCAAGAACCTTGTTGTTCCGTTCCTCAAGACTGTTCAGCAGCGTAGAGGCATCACCGATTTCTCGGTGGTGTGCGACGAAACCAACAATACGGGTGAAGTAATTGATCGCAACGAGTTTGTGGCTGATATATTTGTAAAGCCAACCCGCAGCGTCAATTTCATCTCTCTTAATTTTATTGCAACAAAGACAGGCGTTAGTTTCACCGAAGTCGGAGCGTAAGGTCTAAATAGAAAGACCAAGGAGTAATTTATGCCAGTAGATCCATTAAATAACATTTCGGGATTCGTAAACGCCTTTGCTGGCGGTGGTGTTCGTACAAACCTGTTCCTAGTCACGGGAAATATTCCTGGCTATCAGAACAACCGCGCAATCTCTTTCTTGTGCAAGGCTGCACAGATTCCTGCGTCCTCGCTTGGAACTATTG